TATCCAATATCAATGATGTCATCAAATGCTTTATCGTCAGTTAATTTTTGTTGTTCATTTATCATTAATGTAGTACGTCTTTCAAGTACCATGTTTATCAACACATGCAAATGTTCAATTACTTGAATATGAGCTTGAGCATTGTATGCTGTATCTAATTTTTTCGAAAGTTCTTTATGTTTAGCATCAAGTTCTTCTAATGTAAAACCTGATACATCAAAGAACGGATTAAACGCTATTCCCATTTTTAGCCTTATGTTCTACTTCCATTTCTTCTTTCTTCTTCCATCCTGCTACTCCTAAGATGGCGGCGAAAGACATATGAAACATTCCGCCCATTTGCAATGTCATTGGTTCCCAACGGGTTGCATCGCATTTAACTCCGACAGGATACCGTTCTTTATCATTACAATGTTCTTCCATTTTTATGTTCCACACCAATGGAGCAAAGAAAAAGTCAACTAAGCATATAAACAAATAAATTAATCCTGCCCAGTCTTTCCAATATCTGTTAATTGTTTTGTTTATACTCATTCTAAATTATTTCTTTTTAGCTTTTTTAATAAGACCTTTTGCTTTAGTCTTTGCTTTTTTTGTTGTAGTCTTTGCTTTTTTTTCAACTTTATATACTTTTTTTGGTGTCTTTTTAATCTTTTTTTCTACTTTTTCGACATGGGCTGTGACTTTTCCAGCAACCTGTTCAGGATCGTTACTTACAGATCCACTAAAGAAGTGTTTTATTTTATGTAATATACTCATTGTTTCCTTTATTTTTTATGGTGTTTTTTCTTCTTCGTACTAAATGCTTTTGTAACAGACTTCTTTGCCTTGTTAGTGTTTTTAGATACGGATTTCTTTGCATTTTTAGCGGCTTTTTCTGTGGCTTTTTTTGCTTCTGCCGCTTTCTTATCGGCTTGCTTTTTCGCTTCTGCCGCGACTTTTGCGGCTTCCTTAGCCTTTGCTTCGGCTGCTTCTTGAGCTTTCTTTGCGGCTTCCTCGGCTTCACGCTTGACTTCTTCTGCGGCACGGCGAGCTTCTTCGGCCGCTTTTTTCTTAACTGCGTCTGCTTGCCGCTGGACCTCTTTGGCCGCCGCTTCTGCTTTGGCTGTCGCTTCCGCAATTTCTCTGGCATGTTGTTGTGCTATAAGTTCTGCGGCCTGTTGTGCTTGTTTTGCGGCAGCCTCAGTTTGTTCTTTTACTCGATCGGCTTCCTTTTTGGCATCGTCAGCAATTTTTACCGCATTAATATCAACTTCTAAATCTACTTCAACACCAATACCTAAGTCAACTTCGCCGTCAACTCCCATTGTAAGATGTCCTTCGTCAAACGTTGCACCACCTCCAACTTCAGCTCCTACTTGAGCTCCAATACTTACACCAGCACCGGCAGTTGCAGATGCTTCTTCAACTCCGACTGAAGTTTCTGCTCCAACTCCTACACTTGTACCTGCAACGGCACCAGCAGATCCTTCTGCACCATGTAATCCAATTTGACCACTTGCTCCTGCTTCAGCGTGTGTTTCGGCGGTTGCTCCAACCGAAGCACCCATATCTACACCACCTTGAGTTGTTGATGCGCCTGCTTCTACTGTTGCTTCTGTACTTGCACCAACCGAAGCACCAGCACTTATATCGGTATCTGTAACTTCTGCATGTGCTCCGGCATGTGCTTCGGCTTCAACGGATGCACTAGCTTCCATATCAACTCCACCTATAGTAGTTCCTGCATGAGCTTCTGCACTTGCGCCAACCTCTGCATCTGCACTTACACTTGAATCTGTAACTTCTGTGCCTGCTTCAGCATGAGCTTCTGCACTTGCGCCAACATTGTCATTTCCGGTATTTGTACTTACTTCTTCTGTCATTTTTCATCCTCATTATCGTCTGGGCGGGTTATTTCAAATAACTTACACTCCCAACCTTTTCCATTAGTCGACCCACCTTCGTTATCTAACCAACTTGGGTCATCGGGTTTATCGTCGGGAAAAATATAACTTATGTGATCTAAAAAATCACTACCATCTAAATCAATGGTATGAAATACTAATCGTCTTTCATCAAATTCGTGTCCTTCAGGAAGTTCAAATTCTGTCCAAATAAATTGACCTTTCTCACTTGCATAAGCTGAAAAATAATGTCCCTTATCATAACAGTAATTATTTCCTTCTTGGGAATAACATTCTTTTTCTTCACGAATCATTTCGTCTTCTAACCAATAATCTTTGCCTATATCATCGAAGGCATTATCCTCGGCATCTTCGTATTTGTCTCTAATTTCATATGCATTATCATATGTTACGGTTTCACCATTTGGGAGGTCAATAGAAATCCAAGCACTTTCTAAATCACATCCATATAAATGTTCAACATCATCACAATCATGCCAATTTTCACCATCCATAAAATCCATATCTTCTGGAATTCTGTTTTCGTCAGCATAGTCAAACGCATCATGGGCATATGTTTCTAATGCTTCGTCACCTAATGTTGTCCAATATTCATGTTGTTCTTCAGTTATTGTGCCTAATACAAATTCGCCTCCATAACCACTAATGTCAATTGTTACTGTATTTTTATTTTCACTCATACATCCCCGTCTAGTCTGTTTTCGCTACGTTCAGCGGTAAACTGTCCTTCAGGAAACCTTGCTTTAAGTTTGTCTGCATTGATTTGTAATACTTCGTTAGGATCGGCATCTAATGCTGTACAGGCATTTGCCCAGTACCATGCGACGTCGCCTAATTCTTTTATTAATCTTGTACGGACTTCCTCATTTAAAGGTTTTCCTTGGAACAAAATTTTCTTCACTTGTTCAGTGAACTCACCGCCCTCCGATACTAAACCAAATGCGGCAGTAATAAGTCTTGGTATATTAATATTGTTTGTTTCTGATACTTCTAATTCTTCCAATCTATGCAAAAAGACAGGATACGATTTGGATTCTTTACTTGTAATCGAATCAACAAATTGTCTATAATCATTTAATTTCATTTCCAGCCTAACTGTTGTTTGCCATCTGCAGGAATATCCTTTATTGGTGTGAAGCTTTCTCCACAACCACAGACATGTTCATATTTGAGTCTTTTAAATATAAATCCTTGCTCAACTAAATTACCTATTTTATAATCTACTTCTACATCTCCAATTATATCATTAAGGAGGTATTCATCTACTACTAGTTTAACATCATATTGCTCAAAAATCAAGTCTGATGAATCAACTGTATCTTCATAATCTAAACTATATTTCCAACCCGAGCAGCCTCCTGAGTTAGCCCCAATTCGTAAGTAGGAATCTCCCGAACTTCTATTTTCATCGGTAATCATTTCCTTAAAAACATTTGCCGCTTTTTCTGTAATTTTAAGCTCACATCCAACTTGGTTTACTATCATTATCTGCCTCCATGTGTTCATACATAAATGATGTCCGACAACCACACGAACCTTTAGCCGAAGGATTATTAAACTTTAGTCCTCGGTCATTTAAATCATCTGACCAATCTATGTTTGTATCTTTAATGTATAAGTGGCTTTTTTTATCTACTAAAACATTGAGACCGAATGACTCAAATTCTAAATCAAATTTGCCTTTTCTAGTTTCAAAATCTACTGTATAGGTGAATCCAGAACAACCGCCTCCCTTAACACCTACTCGCACTCTTGTATCATCAGTTACCTTCTGATCTTTCATTATACTTAATACTTTATTAGCGGCTTTTTCGGAGAACGAAATCATTGTTCATTTAGCCTTTTTTGTTTTCTTTTTAGGTGCCGCTTTCTTTTTTGGAGTTAACCCTTTTACTTTCTTTGGTTTTACTTTAGGTTTAGAAGATGATGTCTTTTCTTCCTTTATAGGTTCAATAGCAAGAAACTGCTTTACATATTTTATTAATTTATCTATAAAATTCATTAATTACCTTTTACATATGTTTCAAGAATACTTTTAGTATTTGTATTTTCTTTATATAATTCTGCTAATTTTAAAGCATCATCTTGGGCTATTTCAGATTCATGGGTTGATATCATCTTGTCTATCTCATGAATCCTTGTTTGGTGTCCTGCCCGTTCAGCACTAAGTTTAGAAATTTCGTCAGCTTGTAATTTCATTTTTTTGTTTATAATCTTGGATTGCACCTTTTATTGCATCTTCTGCAAGTACCGAGCAATGAATTTTGACCGGTGGTAAGGACAATTCTTCCACAATAACTGTATTTTGAATCGAAT